AGGTAAAAAGGCGCCGCCGCCACCACCGCCGCCGCCGCCACCGCCGCCGCCACCGCCGCCGCCGCCGCCACCGCCGCCGCCAGCCCCATTAATGCCTACGTTTATATTTATATTATATTTACCCTCGATAATTGCTTTTAGTTTTGCAATTATGTCATCTAAATTATCTGTAAACTTTATGTCAGGTTTAAGAGCTGCTAACGCATCTATAGATGCTTTATCAGAAGCAAAACCAGCGGTTTTAAGTAGCTGTAAAACCTTTTCTAAATTCATCGCATCGTTATAACGTCCCTCAGTAGCAGCCTTTAGAGTCTTTATAGCCTCCTCGTCTGTCTGAAAATCCGCTATTTTTAATGCTGATAACTGTAAAGCTCTTTCGCGATCAGAGGCCGAAATATTACGACGTAGCGCAGCCTGTAGATTAATAGCATCTATATCGAATCTAAATTGAATTGCAGATTTTAATCTGTCGATTTCTGCCGTTCGCTTTTTTTCCGCTTGAGCTAATTTCTCTTTTCTTAATGCTTCTTGCTGCAATTTCTTTAGACGTGCGGCTGCAGCCTTTTCAGCTGCTGCGCGATCTCGCTCTAACTTATTATAAAAATCAGTAGATCCAGTTACAGACATACCAGTCTGAAAAGGTTTAGGCTTGATTTTTTGCGCTTCCATATATGCATCTAATAATTTTAGATATGTGCCTACTACTGGGATATTACCTACATCAAAAAATCCTGGTAGATTTTCACCTACTACTGGTAACTCTCTAATCTTGCCAATTAACAAATCTAAACCGTCTATAATGTTAGCAATTTGACGTCCTAGATTTTCCATTTCTGTAACTAAGCCGCCTACGCCTTGATTACCGCTGGCGGTCTCTAGAGCATTTACTAAAGATTTACCTACTGTTTCCTGTAAATTGGCAAAAGCTACGCCTAACTGAGCTACTTTACCCTCATAGCTATCTAGCCTTACTTGATTTTGTCCGCTAAATTGCTTATTTAATAAACCCTGTATCTGCTCAAAATTTTTCGTTTTAAGTTGAGCATCTGATAAACCTAAACTATATTTTTTCAGTCCTCTAGTATTTCCTGTATATGCGCGGCTAAGATCCTGGGCTACGGTAACTAAATCGACCGAGCTGCCTGCGCTTACATCTAACGCTAATGTTAATAGATCCTGTGATTTAGTTACTGATCCAGTAGTAGTTATTAATGTCTGAAATGCTGGCCTTAATTTATCATCTAATACGCCTGAGGTTTTCTCTAAGTCTCCTAGAAAAGTCTTAACGCGCATATCGTCAAAAGCAAGACCAAGATTACCTAAAGTACGTGTTAAGGTTTTTGCAGCTTTATCGTCTTGCGTAAATGCTTTTACTGATTCTTTACTAAACTTTATAATCGCGCCTACAGAAAATACCGCAGCCAATTTAGAGCTTAATGCTCCTAAGACTTTATCGGATGCTTTAGACTGTTTTTGGAGATCCTTAAAGCCTTTATCTTTTAAGCGCGTTACTAAATCTACGCCTACCTCTGTATTAGCCATTTACAGCCCTCACGAACTTTAATAATCTTTCGTTTATTACCTTTTGTACCTCAGCCTTAACTCTATCGCCTACCTGCGCCTCTGCCTTAAATAACATACGACCTTTTAGACCATTTAGGGGCGCTACTTTAATTATTAAACGCTGAAAGTCATCTTGAGCGTTAGGGTTACGAGATACGCTTTTAGTACGTTTTTTAGAGCTTCGTCGACCAGCCCCTGCTAGTTCGTATATAGCTCCTGCAGGTTTACTATTTACTACGGCTAAAGCTGAGTAGGCAGTCTTATTAAAACCGTATGGCGCTTTACCTTTACGAGATCTGGTTATTTTTATTCCTGCCTTTATTTCTGCAGGTTGCCAAGTCCATCGGAGAGGATCTCTTGATCTATGTACTTTATCCTCTATCCAGGATGGCGTGACATAGGTGGGAGGAGTAGGTCTAAAAATAGGCGATCCCTGGCTATTAGTAACGTCTGCTGGTACAAAAGATTTAGCAGTATCACGTAAAGGTTTAGCAGCCGCATTTAACGCCTTACTAAAATCCTTACGTAATTTAGGATCTAGTGCCTGTAGCTCTTTAATTAATTTATTAAAATCATTTACTACGACAGCGCCGCGATATGTAGGAGTACGAGCCATTATCGCCTACCTTTCATCGAACGCGGTTTATTACGCGCCTGAGCCTGCTCCTGCAGGATAAACTTTATCGCTGCATATATAGCAGGGTCGCATTTTAGTAGCTCATTAGGTGAGATACTTGTCGCTACCGACACAGCTGCGACCTCCCATATGTCGCCGCGTCGGTCTATCCATTTTTTGAGTCAATAACAAAATCTACATCTTTATACTGAGCTAAGAAATCCTCATCTAATGCCGCTGTAGTTTCACCTTTAGCAGTAATTAAATAATGCGCGAACCACCAGAGATCGCTTTCCATCTGCTCATCAATTAGTCGCTTACGCCATCCAGTCTTAAAGTGACTCTCAAAAGCCACCTTAGCCGCTGGCGTAAGCTCGTAATTTACCTCTTTACCGTCTTTTTTAGTTACTTTAATTAATTGCGTAGCCATTTATGTCCCCTATTCTAGTTAATTAAGATGTAGCTTTAGTTAGAGCAGTTACTGGAAGCGTAATAGATGCAGTCATTGGAGCATCGATAGAGCCGTTAATTGGCTGCCATTGTGCTACCAACACAGACATAGAGTAGCGAGGGTTAGTCGCTGTTACAGTGCCTGAGACTGGAATTAGCTGAATAGCTAATTTTGTACCTAGTGCATCCTCAAAAATTGAGTTAACGCTAGATGCAGCGAAATCGTTGAACACTTCAAGCGTAACGCTTGGGCGTTCGATCCCACCTATCAGATTTTGTACCTGATCGGTCATAGCCGTTATTTCTACGGCGTCAATTTCTCGCGACAGGCTGACCGCGCTAACGAAAGTGGTAATAGTTGTAGTGCCTGCGACTACAGCTACTTTATTACCCATAAAGATCGCCATTTATTTCTCCTTTTATTTAGCCGATCAATTCGACATTATACCGATACGCAAGGTAATCGATACTAGCCACCTGTACAGATCCAGCGGTAGCGGATGTTACGCGCAGGGTTTGGACAGCGCCGCTAAGTGTTGCATCTGCCTCGATCGCGGCTTTTACCGAGGTAGAACCTGTTGACGCTAGATAACCGTCTAGCTTTGTCTGTCCAGCTGACTCGCTCATACGTCCTACGATTAAAAGTATTGTACAGGTAGCGTTATCAAAACCGCGATTAAAGGTAGCGTCAAAATTTAGATCTAATTGGCCTACTACCGCACCTGGGACGTTAACAGAGTCTGGAATATAATCGTAAGTTTTTAAGCCTGTAATAGTTGCTAGTCGCGTTTTAAGATTAGCGCGTACTGTTGATGGAACCATTAAGCTACGACCTCTTTTTTATAAGCTCTGACCATCGCAGTAACGTCGCGACCTAGTGGACTCATACGAACAGCTCCTAGATCTCCCAGACCTAAGATGCCCCCTGGAGAGTCTTTACGCTTATATAAATCAGCTGTAAGAATCTGGCAGGCTGTCTCTATATCATCTGGCACGCTAGGCCATCCCCATCTAGCAGTAACCTCAACGCCTGGACGTAGACCATTACTAAACAGGCCAGGAAAGATAGGCCATACAAAAGTAGTGTTAACCATTGTAAGCTGAGTAAAAGGCCTGTTTAAGGATGAGGCAGTAAGTGGATCTAGTAAGAAATCTGTATCAAGTGTTAGCGTGGTCTCAAAAACGCCGTCTCCATCATCGTCTATTTTTACTACTAGGCTGTTACTGGTTCCAATATCATCAACATAAGTAAATAGCTCACTGTAAGCGCGATACTTACGCGCTGAGGCATTAGCATCTAAATAAAACCGTCTATTAGCGATGCGATCAATACTGCGAGAGGCTGACTCAATAAGACCCTCTAATAATGTGTCGTCTGACGTATCTACAATACTCAAAAAATTCTTCATCGCGTTAAGCGAGGTGTAACCGTTAGTTATAGCCATCCAGGAGCCTCATCGTCAATAGGGACAGGTATTTTCGAGAATAGGTCATTACTAAAGTGTTTTCTAATATCACTCATAGCACGCCCCTTAGATCCTGGATGGTTATAACCACTGGGAGGCCGTAGCCCCCCAGATGGTTTTATTAGCACTAGAAGCTAGGTGTAGCTAATCCAGTTCCGTTAATTTGTGCAAACGCTTTAGGATAACGTAGAGAGGTATACGCGAACATACCGTACATAACGATATTTAGCGCGACCTTTCCATTAGGTTCCTCGAACGTAACATATGTCGGACTACCAGTCTCCTCGAATAGGTGAGACTCGTTGAGGTCGACGATATGGATAGTGTCTTGGTTAGTACCAGTTCCAGCCGCAGTAGTGATATTTGCGTCTGTGATGACTGGTAGACCGAGAATTGAATAACCTGAGTTATTACCGTAGTTAGGGTATCCCTCACCTGAGCCAATGGCATTTACAGGATTATACGCAGTCGGTACGACTAGCGGACGACTCTGACTATCTAGACCAGAGAGTAGGAAACCTAAACGACGTGGATGCATAATAATCGCGTTAGGTGATGCGTAGATATTGCTCTGAATTTGTTGAATCGCATCTGCGAGCTTTGGATATAGACCTGCGACTGTACCAGTGGTAGCAGTGTAGGTTACTAAGATTCCTGTAGTCATATTCTGGATTCCTAGAGGTTGTCCATTAGATCCAGTTCCATTAAGTAGCAAGTTATCTAGCTCTGTGTGATATGCACGCATCAAGTCAGTCAATACGATCGACTCTAGGTTATATCCACGTAGTAGCGCTTGCTTGGAAACGCTGTTTTGACCTGCAACAGTATTTACGTTAATTGTAAGTGTACTGTCCTGAGGATCTGTAGATACAGCCGCTGTGTTTTGTGAAGTTTGAGCGGCGACGCCTGTACCAGTGCCAATTAGAGACAGCACGACCGACATACCCTGCGGTGGCAGCGTGTGACGACGTGATGCATCTGCAAAAGGACGACCAGCGCGTAGCTTAGGCGCATATAGATCTACTAAATATTGTGGTACTACTAAACCGCCAAAATTGGAGGTTCCAGCTGCGCGATACTCTACGTTCATCTCTTGTTGATGGCGGCGAATACGATCCGCTGCATCTACGTCAGTGTTGAAATGAGCTTTAACAGCATCACTTAGGAAGCTGTACTCGCTGCGCTGTGAATATGTAATAGGTTCGCTAACTACTTTAATAGCTTCGCGCTTTTCGCTAGCTGGCTTTGTGCTATCTACCTTAGCGGCTAGATCTGCAGCCTTAGCGTTACGTAGTTCCATATCTGAAATCTGCTCAATTCTTTCGTCGAGCTTCTTTACTTCTAAATTAAGAGCTTCAATATTAGCTAGCTCTACTTCTGTCACGTCGCGAGTTTCATCTGCGGCGCGGTCTACGATCGTCTGGATCATAGAGGTCTTGGTCTCGCGCTTTTCGCGTAGACCGTCTAAAAAGTTATTTCCCACGTTTTACTCTCCTAGAATAAAAGTTAATTATTTGTCGTAGAGGTGTCGATCTGTAACGTGGCGAGGTGTCGCATTATGCGAGGTGTCGCACCTGTTAAATCGAGGTGTCTTACTCTGTTAATATCTTACTATATTTTGCGTAAAAGTTTTAATATAGCTAAGGCCTGCGCTGTTCGCGTTTTGCTGTTTTCTGCCAATGGCTCCCAGGCATTACAGTAAAAATTAGCCGCTATCTCATCGTCCCATTTAATGCAATATCCCTCGACGTTAAAACCGCAGTTACCGCAGTTACGACCCTCTGGGACATCTGGACTATCGGCAGGTCTGTAATTATCAGGTAAAGCTCTTTCGCCATACTCAGCTATATTTACCGCTGCTAATTGATCCTGCGCCTGAGCCTCTGTCCTATGACAGCCTATAACCTCATTATTAGAGTCTTTTACGACTGCGTAACCATCACAGTCAGGATGATTATTTACGATGCTGTATGGCATCTAAAATCGCCTTAGCTGCATCGAGTCGAGGTGTGCCTATTGGCTCTTGAGAGCGTACGCCGTTAACCGTCGCTAGATCTCCATAAGCTCCAAAAGTAACTAGGGATACTTCTGCTAGATGAGCCTTTAATCTCTCTATAACGCCGTCTGTACGTTTACGATTCTTAATAGGCATAAAACCTATGGATAACTGATCTAATGCGCCATCTTTGACTAGCTCTAACGCGTCATCTCCCTCGCGTGTGCGACTTACCTTAAATTCCGCGTAAAGTCCCTCGTCTGTCTCACGTAGGAGCGTAGCTCTGCCTACTACAGATTTAGTGTCGTGGTTACGTAATAATTTTACTCGATGGGCTGCCTTAATAACATCGGCAAAAGCGCCGCGGCGAAAGACCTCAATAGTGTCGCCGCTTACGCGTTGCTCTTTGTCATATGGGACAGCGATGCCATAAATAGTACGGCCTCCATTTTCATCCTCGCGTATTTCTAGGTCTAGTGCGTAGCTGCGGATTTCATTAGTACTCATACGTCTAATTCATCCTCCTCGTCATATTCTGGAGCCTCGATAGTGTCAATAGGCTCGTCATCTATACCCTGGATAGGGTCTCTATTTTCCATATCTCTCACCTCATCTACAGTTAAGAAGCCGTTAGTAAGACCTACTGCGTGAGCTTGATAACGCGATAGCGTATCTGTACGTAGTAGCGTGTCGTAATTAAATTTAGCAGTCTGACCTCTTACTAATAATTCTGATAACGCCTGCTCTATTCTTTCTGCGATGGGCTGTATTGACCATCGTACTAACTGTAGATTTTCTTGCTCTACGTTAGCGTAAGTACGAGAACTGTTAGGCGCACCTAAATAATATGCTGGTAGTCCTAGAATATTGGCAGCCTCTGTAAGTCCCTGTATCTGCGCCTCTATTAATTGTGACTCTTGCGCGTTAGATGAAAGTATCTCAAAGTCTGTAGTCGAATTTAGTACGGCAGGCTGGCGATTACGTCCGCTATACATAGATAGCCACGCTGTTTTAAGAGCGTCTGCCTCCTCCTGTGTTAAATCAGGATTACCAGATTTAATTACAGCTGTAGGATTTACGCCACCATCGAAGTAACGCGATGCATACTCATTAATAGCTATTTCTTTACCTATTGCCTGTTTTTGTGTCTCTACTATTCCTCGTCCAAAAAACTCACCAGGTAACGTAAAGTTTTTAATATGTAATATATCGTCTGCCTCGTAAACTTGCTCATCAATTCTATAAACTATGCGACCATCTACGCGAGTAAGATTTACGCGATCGATAGCGACAGGGTAAAAGAAATCAGGTAAGCCATTAGCGCCACGTTCACCTAGTACAGCTATGTAATTACCATCTAAAATTAAAGAGGCAGCCATAGCGCTAATAGTTTCGATGCGCGTCTCTTGCGGATTAGGTTTAATTAATATCTGCGGTGTTGGTTTAACGATACGTCCATTACGGTAACTATGTAGACCTAGTGCGCCTATAGCATCTGCGATTAATGTAACACCGCGATAAATTGCTGGTACGCCTAGCGCTGTATTAGTATCGACGTAAGTACCTGACCAGTTAGCCTGGAAAGCTCTACCTACTCTACCTAGCGAATCTACGTAGCCAGATGATGTATAGACTACAGACGGCTGTATCTGCCGTTTAAGTAGTCGTCCTAGCATTATTTATTCCTTTTCTCCATAGCAATACCAAAGAGCATTAGAAAAGACCCTCCTAATACTATCGCAGATGGCGCATAAATTAAGTACGCACCTGCGGTTATGGCTATAGATCCTAAAAGTTGCAGCGTTAGCGGTATGTATTTCATTAGTAGATCTTGCTCCTTTGTACTGGCATCTCTATCGGTTCGTTTACTACGCCGTATCGTGCCAGTGTTGCAGCGACCAGCGGCGTAATGTTATTTGTGCTATTTCTCGACCAAGCCCAGGAATCACCTAAAGCTCTTTTACTAGATCCTACGATAGCCTGTCTTAGATTAGGGTCGTCTAGGTGACAGATGCTTTTAGCCTGTACCGCATCGTAAAAGGATCCGCAGGCTCTGGCATAGTCTCTAAGACCTACGCTAATTACGCCTACCCCTGCGTTTTCTAGCTCTCCTATCATTGATGACGCTGGAGATCCATTATCTATAACTACTGGCGCGTTCCATTTTTTAGCAATTTCTATAAGGCGTGGTAATACCCAGTTAGCGCCGTCTTTAGCCTCGATTATTTCTACTGGCGTCTTTTCTTTTACTAAACCAGAGGCGGCTATAGAGGACTTATCGCGCTCTCTAGATATATCTACACCTAAGACAATTTTATTACCTATAGTTATATCGGTACGAGCCAGGCTATCCCATAGATCTACGTCTATTACAGCTACGGCCTCTCTAGCAGGCCATACGTTTAGCCACTCTTTAGTAAATATCTCTGGGCTGTTTGTGTTAGCAGCTTCTCTTACAGCTTCTATTAACACGCCATTAGATTCACCTAAAGAGGGTATCGACTGCGCCCATACTGACTCATCCATATAGTCGAATTTCTCCTCGCGTGGACACCACTCGAACCAGGCTAGCCGCGTCTGTTTATCGTTTATGTTCGCGTGAGCTACCTCGCGGTAATGCTGTAATAATTCGCTTTTACCAGGTATACCAGCATTAGACAGAATCCATAACTGTCCATCTTTACGAGTAGCTAGCGTAGGTTGCAGAGATGCTATAAGACTTAGAGGATGCATAAGAGCTTCATCGATAACCATAAGATTAAGGCTCATACCTCGCGCACCCTTATCGTTAGGCGTTACTATCCCATATGTAGATCCGCTTTTCATATATAGGCGCTCGCTGCCATTTATGTAACTAAT